GCGTAAACCGCTCAGCAATAATACCTCGCTCTTGAACACCGTAAGGGCGATAAACTTGGTTTTTCCAAATTATGCGGCCACGGGTTTGAAAGTCAGGGTTAGCAATAACGTTAGGCGAGACCTTTTGGATATCTTCAATATTAAAGGTTAAGTGGAGTGTGTCTGAGTTGTAGTAACCGACCGCAGACGTATTAACTTGCCCTTGAGAGATTACAGCTTTAACTACTGGAATCTTATACGGGCCCGTCCACATCCTACCGCCAAGCCCAGCGCTTATATCCTGTCCTACATCATAGATAGGATCTAAAACCGTATTTACTGGATCATAGATGTACCATAGAGCAGACGTACCTACTGGATCTTTAAGATCAGAGTCAATCCCAACAAGTAGGCTATCTGTCTCAAAGTCTGCGTCAAATCGACCGCCAGGTGTGTGGGCTCTCATTACTCTATTGTAGAGTGGTTAAAGCACTCTGGGTGCCTAATTACCAGCTCCTTATTTACCCACACCTGGTCTTCTATGTTCCAGCCCCATTCGTATGAGGCATCTACAAGGGCAAAACCATTGTCAAGCATAAACTGAGTAATATTCTCAGTAGTGACGTGGTCATCGTGGATAGAGGTTTTTTCAGTTTCCAGATGGAATAGGCGAACATCTTTTAACCTATCCCCAAACCCTTGAAGCACTTGCCAGCTGTAGCCTTCAGTGTCTATCTTAACAACATCTAACTTATCGTTAATCCCCAAATTTGATAATAGGGTATCCATACGAATAGAAGGAACAGTTACCTTTTGAACTTTATCTACATAATACTCTGGAGCTGGGCTAATAGATTTATCTTTATTAAAGACAGAGGATGTGCCAGAAGCTTCTTTATTTTCCCCGTTAACAATGTGAAACTCTGTTTGCCCATCTTCATGTGTAACAGCGCTATAAATGGCGGTCATCCAAGGATACTTAGTACGAGTAGCTGCAATAGCCTTAGTATTAGCATCAATAGCAATTACCTTAGTACTATTTAACTTCTTATATAGGTAGTAGGCGTCATCGCCATCTCTAGTGCCGATATCAATAATTATGGGCGCATCACTATCAAAATGTTTACGGAAGTTAGTAACCACTGGCTCTAGCGGATCAATGTACTCTCTAGTTTCAAATAGCTTTAAGTTATTTATAATTGCGGATCGGTACCCATGCGCAATATCTTGTTTTAAAAGCTCTTGGAAGATCTCCCAAGATTCATCTTTGCGCCCTACCCACCAACCAGTAACTGCCTTTTCAAATGTTAAAGCGTACTCACCTGGGTAATCTACCCAAATAGGTAGTGGGGCAGTTTTAATCTTTGTATACATCAAACCTGTTTCAGAGAAAGTATACGCCTCTTGCCAACGCTTTGCTCGCTCGCAGTACCGAGCCAAAAGGAACCACGCCTCTGGTCTAGTAGGAAGGTGAGCAATAGCCTTTAAGAATAAGTTATGTACAGTGCTCTCGCGGTTCTTCTGGTTCTCAAAGCATTGAGCAGATTTAAGCAAAGCTGCGTACACATATTCGGGATGGGTATAAAAACCATACTCAGCTGTGCGTAGATAGAAAGAAACAGCAGCGGCTGTCTGGCCCACTTTTTCGTACTCAACCGCAATTTTAAAGCTAAGTACTGGATTAAAAGGGTCTTTAGATAGTTCAATGATTAGGTCGTCAATAGCTTTAAACATTAATAGCCTCCGCAATCATTTCATCTACAACTGTTTTAGGTACTTGTAGGATAAAGGCTGCGTTATCTTGAAAACCAAATGATATTAATAGGTCACCTTCGTACTCGGCGGCTCCCGCGCAGAACTCAATCTGCCCATCTAGGAAAGCCCAGTTAGTTGGTGATACGCCTACCAACACAAACTTCTCATCCCACACGCATAAACGGTGGCGATAGGTGCCGTTCTTCTGCTTCATATAGTTTTTAAATAGAACTACTTCATGGGTAATGGCAATGTAGTGCTTACCCCATTTTATTAGCTGAGATCCCCCACGTTGATCAGCGTTAACCACTTTACCTGGGGTTACATGTACCTGTTCACACTTAGGCTCATTAGGGTCAGCTTTTACTAACTCAGTTGGGGAGGTCCACTTAATGTAGTGGAAAGGCTTATCAAGAACAGGCATCCAGTTCTTTTCACAATATGAGCTCTCATCTACAGGGGCTGGAATACGGATACGAGATATTTCTTTAGCTGTCCAAGCCTCTTTATCAATCTCAATCTCTGATAGTTCCATACGGCCTTGACCAGTGGTAGTGGTATCTCGACGAACACCAGTGCCGTAATACTTGCCATCCCATTTAATTAGGCGAGCATCTTCTTCTCCAACAAATGTCCAAATAGGCTTTACATCTAACTTAGTAGTATCAATTAAAGTATGGTTGATGATGTTGAGGTTTTTATCTAAACGGCATAGATAGTTTGCGGTTACTAGACGTTGATCCTCTTCTGGGTGTAGGTAAGATAACGGCCCCCAGATACTAGGGAATCGTTGGTCATTCTCAGAGTGATAGAGGGTATAGTTAATGTGGCGCAAGATACATAGTAAGTCGCCATCATCATCTATAAAAATAGATGGGTTCATTAAGCCAGTTCCGCCAGTATCAGCGGCTGGAATAATGAGCGGTTTTAGTCTTCCACCCTCTTGTACCGATTTTTGTACCAAGTTCATTACTAAGTCCTATCTGTAAGCATATACGGTTTAAAAGCTTTTTTTGAATCCGTAGTAAAACACCAAGCAAGTGCGTATCTAACACCAGAGGTAACTATATTGACTCCGTGGTTAAATCGTGTGTCTAATGAAGGGTAAGAAATCCAAGCACCAGGTTTTGGGTGGTACTCTTTTCCTAAATTTGGGAACTTTATTTCCCCTCCAGAATAATCTTCGTTTAAATACATAACAGAGCTTAAAACACAGCTGTTGCAGTTTTCATCCATCCAATCCCAATGTACTTCCATCCAATCTCCCTCTACGTATTTAATAAGCCCCATTACATGTACGTAGATAGGCTCAGACGAAGGATAATTATCAAACACTTTTTTGGAGTATTTTTTAACTAAATCTACTATATCTAAGTATTCTGGGTTATAAACTCTTTTATTATTATGGTGACCTAATTCAGTATTATGGTAACCTAATTCAGTTCTGGTGTCTAAAAACTCTATAAAATTTATTAAAACATTAATATCGTGTTGGTCAACAAACTGATTAATAATTTGTGGCTCTAATGCGTTCATAAATCTTTTTTCTACATCATGCATGCTCTACCTCTGAACTTATAATTTTTAAAAAAGAGTACTTTGGAGTCCAATTAATTTTATTTAAATTATTTATTTTAGGGTAAATAGTTTTATCCTCTAATTCTCCAAAGACATAATCAATAATAATTCCATTATTTTTATATTCTGTAATAACTTCAAAGACTGAGTGTTGCGTATTAGAAAAAACATCCGTTAAAAGTGGCGTTGTATAAAGTAACGCGTACTCCAGTGCGCAAAGGTTAGCGGCAGCTATATCTAAAACATGGATGTAGTCGCGTGTAGTTTTTGGGCTATTAACCGTAAAAGTTTGATTTTTACTATAGGCAGCGTTTAAAATAGCAAAGATGTTTTGACCAGTCTCGTCTACTATTCCCTCCGCTTTGCCTCCCACATTAAAATACCTAAGTACGACTGAGGAAGCTACCTTTGAAATAATTCGTTCTTCTATTAGTTTACTTTTAGCGTAGGGGTTAGTGGGTTCGTATATTGACGCAGAAGAAGCAAACACAACTGGCAAGTTAAAGATTTTACATAGAATAGCCACAGAGGCCGTAGACGCAATGTTATTCCAGTAATAGGCCCAGGGGCGTTTTTTTGACTCACTGATGCTTTTTTTAGCTGATAGGTGAATAACTCCTACAGGCCTTAAAGCATATATAAGGGCCCCAAGTTTAAAGATGTTCTCCGTAGATATGCCTGTTTTTTTATCGGTAAGGATAGGCAGGTAACCCTGTTCTTCTAATACTCTTGCCGTGGCTTTACCAATGTACCCTAGGCCTCCAGTAACAAGAACGGGTTTCATAAGGTGTATCATAGGGGTATGAGCCCAAGATATTTTGCTAAATCCTATACAACCGAAAGGTACAAAGACCGCCTTTACCCTAAAACTAAAGAAGCAAAGCTAGAACAAAAA